GTACGCATATACCCCTGGTTTCTCAGCTGAAACCAGTGTGACGGGAGCAGCCCCTGGTCAACCTGCCGCACCTGCGGCTCCTGTAGCAGGTATCTGTGAACCAGGGTTTGTTTGGGACGCAGGGAAGAATATGTGTGTTCCTGTTGAAACACCCCAAGCAACGTCCGGTGGAGGTAGCAGTAGCACAGATACAAGCCCTGCCCCTAATCCAAATGCTTGGATGGATAAGTTTGATTACTCTAACCCTGATACTTTATTCGAACAGACAATGACTTCAATAGGTGCCGGTGATAAAGAAGAAGACAAAAGCCTTGTAGGTTCTCTTTTAGGTCTTGCTGGTGGTGCTCTTGCTGGTGGGGTTATCGGTAAGTTTGTAAGTGCTAATAATGCTGCACAAGCATCCGCTAATGCTATTATCCTTCGTAAAGCAGGTAAAATAGAAGAGGCGGATAAACTGGATAAAGCTATCGCAGCCTATGCTAAAGATAAAGGTATCGACAAGTTCTCTGACTTTACTACAGGAAAGGCACTAGCAGACAGTGTTGCTAAGGAACAGCTAAACACTATCCGTAAATGGGAGCTTGGAGGAGGTGCTAACTTAGTCACACCAGAGATGATTGAAAAGGGTAAAACTACAGCCGCTAAGGGTGACTCTAGGGCTACAACCTGGGAAGGTGGTCAGGTCGTTGCTAATCAAAACAAACCTGTTTACAACGACGATAATGGCAGTTCTAATGCTGATGAAGCAATGGCTGCTGCTCAAGCGTCACGCAGAGCGTCGGCTCAAAGAGCTGCTGATAAGCTAGGACAACCTCTTGCTACCGGTGGCCGAGCTACAGGCGGCCTAGTAGGTCCACGTCCTTCTAAAACTAAAACAAAACCTAAAGGTAAACGAGGCCTAGGTTCTAAGTAATAACTACTACTCCGATAAAACAATAAGGCCACTCAGCGGAAGCTGACCCCAACATAAAGGAATACACAATGGCTGATATGGTAACTAATGCGACTCCGAAGAATGCAGGATATGTAGCACGGGGCGTCAACCACGCTACTAAGCAAGCTCGTCTTGATAAAGAAGAGAAAGAACTAGAGGAGCTAATGGCAGCTCGTCAAGAAGGCTCTACAGCAGAGGCTCTCGAAGAGGTTAATGAACCTGAAGAAGAGGCAGTAGAAGAGACTACAGAAGAAGACACTAAAGGAGATGAAAACCTAACAGGTGAAGAGAAATCCTTTAAGAAACGTTACGGTGATCTTCGTCGCCATATGTCAGCTAAGGAGAAGGAATGGGAAGCTCGTTTCCAAGCCCTAGAGTCTAGTCCTTCTTCTACTCGCCCCCCTAAGTCTGATGAAGACATTGAGACATGGGCTTCTCAAAACCCTGATATTGCTGCTATTGTAGAAGCCATTGCTGACAAGAAGGCAACTGAGAAGTTTGCATCAGCAGAGGGCCGCCTACGTGAGTTTGATGAAGCTAAGTATGAGGCTGAACGGACTAAGGCAGAAACAACTATTCGTAAAGCTCACTCTGACTTTGATGAGCTTCGTGAAGGGGATGCATTCCATGATTGGGTTGAAGAACAACCTAAGTGGGTACGAGATGCACTCTATGAGAACTCAGATGACCCAGCTAGTGTTATCCGTGTACTAGACTTGTATAAGGTTGATAATGGTCTTACACCGTCAGCTAAGAAGTCTAATGCTAAAGATGCAGCTAAAACAGTATCAAAACGTACCCGTACACCTGTTGATGAAACAGGAACTGGATCATTCTTCAAAGAATCCGCTATTGCTAAAATGACTGATAAACAGTTTGAGGACAACTACGATAAAATCCAAGAAGCTATGTCTTCTGGCAAGTTTGTCTATGACGTCTCTGGCAAAGCACGATAATACCAACATATTCAATTTATACCTTGACATCAAGGTTTGAGTATGGTATAACTGTGAGAGTATAGAAGGCCCCTACTTAAGGATACCCTTTCTAAGCTCTTACAGTTGACCACACGGTCACAACTGAACACTAACAATCTTTAAGACTCACCTGATTAAGTACAGGCCCTTTATGGTACGGCTGGCAAGCTGCACCTATAGAGCACCCTAGAAACCCGTCAGCCTCTTAGTACAGATGACTTAGGTTCTATGAACCGGAGTACAATAAAGTATTCCTCATATCAAGCCAAACATCTTATAAAGGACTAATAACATGGCTTTCGCTTCCGCATCAGGTTATACCAACCTGCCGAATGGTAACTTCTCATCAGTTATCTATTCTAAAAAAGTACAACTTGCTTTCCGTAAGAAGGCAATCTCTGGTGATATCACTAACTCTGATTACTTTGGTGAAATTGCTTCCCAAGGCGACACAGTTAAAATCATCAAAGAACCTGAAGTTTCCGTATCTGCATATGCTCGTGGTACAACTATCGCAGCACAAGACCTAGCAGACGCTGACTTCTCATTGACTGTAGACAAAGCTAACTACTTCGCATTCAAAATCGACGATATCGAAGAAGCTCACTCACATGTCAACTTCATGGACCTTGCTACCAACCGTGCGGCTTTCCGCTTGGCTGACCAGCATGACCAAGAAGTACTAGGCTACTTGTCTGGCTACAAGCAGACTGCTCTACATGCTAACGCTGGTGCAGTAAACGACCAAGTAAACGGTACTAAAGCTGATACAGCTGCTGGTTCCGATGAATTGCTTGCAGCAAACAAACTGAAAAAGGGTGACTTCGGTAACATCACAACTGCTTCTGCAGCTGATCACGCCATCCCAGTAGCAGCTCGTTTGCCAGGTGCAACTGCACTTCCAACTGCTTACGTTTCTCCAACCATGTTGATTGCTCGTATGGGTCGTCTCTTGGATGTACAGAACGTAGACAAAGATGGTCGTTACGTGGTTATTGACCCGGTAATGATGGAAATCCTAATGGACGAAGATTCACGTTTCTTGAATTCTGACTTCGGTGATGCAGGTGCATTGCGCAACGGTCTAGTCCTTCCAAACTGGAATGGTTTCCGTGTATATGTTTCCAACAACCTACCAGCTGTTGGTACCGGTGCTTCTACAACTGGCACAGTCAACCAAAACGCCAATGCTGGTGTGATTGTTGCTGGTCATGACTCTGCCGTTGCTACTGCACAGCAGATCTCTAAGACTGAAACTTACCGTGATCCAGATTCATTCGCTGACATCGTCCGTGGTATGCACCTTTATGGCCGTAAGATTCTACGTCCAGAAGCTTTGGTTACTGCTAAGTACAACCTAGCCTAAACCTAAGTTAGGGGCCCCTTCGGGGGCTCCTTTCCTATTCTATTAAATGATAAGAGGTAAGATATGGCGTACACATACCTAGACATTACTAATGAGGTATTGGCCCGTATGAACGAGGTTCCTCTTACTAATGGTACTTTCTCTTCTGCTCGTGGCTTTCAAGTACAATGTAAGAACGCTGTAAATGATGCGATTACATTTATTAACCATAGAGAGTTTAACTGGCCTTTCAACCACACTACAGAATCACAGGTTCTAGTAGCTGGGACTAGCCGGTACAATATACCTGCAACTGCTAAGTTAGTTGACTACAACACATTCCGCCTAACTAAAGATTCCACACTCGGTACTACTGGGGGTGGTCTTTCTGTTATGGACTACAAAGAATACGTAGACCGCTTTATTGGTCAAGAAGATGATGAAACAGTCAAAGGTGGAGAGCCTCGTTACATCATCCGTACACCTGATAATAACTTTATCTTGTTTCCGTATCCTGACAAAGCATATACTCTTAAGTTTGAGTACTTCAACAACAGTACAAACCTTGCCTTACAAAACGATATACCTACAATACCTGAGCTTTACCGTTCTGTTATTGCTGATGGTGCTACAGCTTATGCTTATCAGTATCGTGGTGAAGTAGACCAATACCAGTTGAACTGGGCTCGGTTTAACGATGGTATCACACACATGCAATCTATTTTAAGTAATCGTTTTGATTACATCCGCTCCACAGTAGTTGAGAGATCAGGCAGCACTACGTCAATCTTCCCTACTGTATCCTAAGGGAGATTATATAATATGGCAGATAGCTCCGGTCTATCACCGTTTATGTTCCCCCTTGAAGGTGGGCTCATACTCAATAAGTCTAGCTTTGTTGTACCAGCTGGTGCTGCTCTTGAACTAGAGAACTTTGAACCAGATACTGCTGGCGGTTATCGTCGTATCAATGGTTATGAGAAATGGACTAGTGCAGTTGTTCCTTTTACTGCGTTAGACACTGAACCAGTTCTTATGTCAGCTATCTTTGGCTCAGAGGTCTTAGCAGCCCGTGGGGAGTCTGTGTACCGCTCTACAGACGCTGTAGACGCCCTTGATGGGGGTATCAACACCACAGCAACTACAATCAATGTAGAGGCTACTCAGCGCTTCTCAGATAGCGGTACTCTTCTTATCGGCTCTGAACAAGTTACTTACACAGGTAAAACATCTACTTCGTTTACAGGGTGTGTTCGTGGAGCTAACAGTACAACAGCTGCCACTCACCTAGACGAAGCAGTAGTTACACAGACATGGACCTCTATTGAATCAGGACGTACAGGTGCAAATAAGTACCACTTCCGTCGTCTTAACTTTAATGGTACTGAACTTCTAGCTTATGCTGACGGAGCTAACTACGCTTCCTATTGGGATGGTTCGACTGCTACTAGTATTAATGGCACAGGTGCTCCTATTGACCCTGTTCATATCTCAGTGTTTAAGAACACTGGTTTTTATGCTGGTATGTCAGCAAACCCACAAGAAGTAGTATTCTCTTCTCCGTTATCTTTGACTGACTTCTCAGCAGCTAATGGTGCTGGTAGCTTTGTTATTGACTCCGCTGTAACAGGTATGATTGTATTTCGTGACTCCCTTTATATCTTCTCAGCAAACCGTATCTATAAGCTAACAGGTAACTCCCAAGCAGACTACCAATTAGAACCTGTTACTCGTGAGATTGGTTGCCGTAACGGCTGGACTATTAAGGAATTTGCAGGTGACGTTGTATTCCTAGGACCAGATGGTCTACGTACTATTGCTGGTACTGATAAGATTGGTGACGTTGACCTAGGTACTATTACTAAACCTATTCAAGAACTATTCCAAAACCGTACATCAGTAGCTGACTTTGATGCAGTGGTTATACCTAACAAGACTCAATACCGTATTATCTTTAACGACACTAATACAGCTATTAGCGCTACGACAGGTGTTATCTGTGTTCGTAAAGAACAAGGTTATGAGTTTGCTACGACTAAAGGACTAAGCACTACCTGTTCTGACTCAGAGACAGTCCAAGGTGACTTCTTTGTCGTACACGGCAGTAAGAATGGCTATGTGTACCGTGATGAGAAAGGTGAGACTTTTGATGGCGCTACAATCCTTGGTCGTTACCGTAGTCCTGATCTGACAGGCGGTGATGCTGGTATTCGTAAAGCATTCCAACGTGTTATTATTAACTACGCACCAGAAGGCATTGTAAGCTCAGACTTATTCCTTCGGTACGACTACGAAAACCCTGCAGCCCCTCGTCCAGACGCTTATCCTTTTGACTCTACACAAGTTGTAGCTCTTTACGGTTCTTCTGTATACGGTGTTGCTACTTATGGCGGTGCTACTGACCCCTTGGTGAGACAACCAGTTGAAGGCTCAGGTTTCTCTGTAGCCTTACGTGTTGTAGACAGCGGTGCTTCTGCACCTTACTCCCTTAAGGGTTTCCAATTAGAATTTACTACAGCGGCTAGACGCTAAAAGGAGAGACAAATGGCAGGTTATACACGCCAGAGTACATATACTGACGGTGACGTTATCCAGGCAGCTGACTCTAACAATGAGTTTTCTCAGCTACTTCTAGCCTTTGATAACAACACAGGTCATGCTCACGATGGCACAGCTTCTGAAGGACCAGTTATTGGTCTTATCGGTGATGCAGGGGTAACACCTCCGCTCAATAAGATCGTAGTGAACACAGGAGGTGACTACCACAGTTTCTTTGTTGATGTATCAGCTACAGCTGTTGAACAGCTACGTGTACAAGACGGTGTTATTGTTCCTGTACTTAATAACGATATTGACTTAGGTACAAACTCCTTACAGTTTAAAGATGCTTGGTTTGATGGTACAGTAAATATTGATGCTCTTGTAGCTGATACTGTAGACATTAACGGCGGTACTATTGATGCAGCTACTATTGCAACATCTGACATTACAGTAGGCACCGGCAAGACACTAGACGTAGCATCTGGTACGTTAACACTAGCTGATGACCAAATCTCAGGTAATAAAGTTGAAGGTGGTACAATCAATGCTATCACAATCAACAATGCGACATACGGTAGCCTATCCGATGGTTCTATTACGATTACAGCCTTTGTCGATGAAGACAACATGGCTTCTGACTCCGCTACCCTTGTACCTACCCAACAGTCCGTTAAGGCTTACGTAGATGCTAAAGTAGTCGATGAAGACAACATGGCTTCTGACTCTGCCACACTTGTGCCCACCCAGCAATCTGTTAAGGCTTACGTAGATGCTCAAGTAACAGCCCAAGACCTTGACGTTGTTACAGACAGCGGTACCATTGCTATCGACTTAGACAGTGAAACACTTACAGTCGCTGGTGGTACAGGCCTTACAACAAGCGCTACCGGTGATATTGTAACAGTTAATATTGACTCTACTGTTGCAACATTGACAGATTCTCAAACATTAACAAATAAAGCCTTGACAAGTGCTGTACTTAATGGTACAATAAGTGGAACTTCCATTAAAGATGAAGATGATATGTCTTCTGATAGTGCAAGTCACTTAGCTACACAACAATCTATTAAAGCTTATGTAGATACTCAAGTAGCTACAGTACCTGTAGGTGATATTACATCTGTAGTAGCTGGCTCAGGTCTAACAGGTGGCGGTACTTCAGGTGATGTTACTCTTAACGTTATCGGTGGTACAGGTATCACAGCTAATGCTAATGACATTGCTATTGATGCTACTGTTGTTACTACACTAACAGGCTCACAGACACTAACAAACAAAGTACTTACAAGCCCAACAGTAAACACTGCTACCGTTACTGGCGGTACTATCAATAACTCAGTAATTGGTAATTCAACTGCAGCTGCTATTACCGGTACGACTGTTACAGCTACGGTTAACTTCGTAGGTGATCTTACAGGCGCTGTTACTGGTACTGTCTCTGATGTATCTAACCACGATACAGACGATATGGCAGAAGGTTCTACAAACCTTTACTTTACATCTGCAAGAACTAACTCAGCAATAGATGCAAGAGTAGATCAGACCTTTGTGGATAACCTTAATGTAGACGCTGCAACATTAGGTGGAGATAGCAAGGCTACTATCTTAGCTACTGCAGAATCAAATGCACTTGCATTATCAATAGCTCTAGGATAAATCAAAATGGCAAACAC